TTCCCAACGTGTTGCAGAGCTATCCCACGGAGACACGTGAGGACTTCGAGGAGACCATCAAGATGATCAAGGGCTGGCAGACTTACCTGGCGGACGGCACCATAGAGCAGGTGGGATCCATACCATGGTGGTACACCAATGACGGCCTCAACCGTTGGCGTGATGTGGGCCCGGAGCAGGGCATGTATCACATGGCCACACATGCTGACAGGCACCACTGGTGGTACCGTCCCAACCCAGAACTGACACTGCGAGAGCGTGTGTTCAGGAGATTGGCACTGAGCAAGATTGTGTCAGAGATGAGGATGCCCATATCCATGGACGAGAACTACGAGATCAAGCGTATGCTGATGTGGTACGAGACCAATCGCGAGCGTAACGAGAAATGGACAGCCGGGATCAAGGGATACAATGATTAACAGGAACAGCATAGAATACGAGTTGGAGGAGATAGTCAAGTCCGTGCAGATAACCGACTACGACATCGCCATCAAGGTGCGGACAGTGGGCATGGACAGGAAATCAGATCTCTCCGTCTCCATCAACGACCAGGCGATCCACAGCGGTGACATAACCGACGGTGAACACGAACTGAAGGGATCGGTCAACGTGCAACCAAACAAGGTCATACAACTGCGGGCACACACAAACACCCACAGGCACGGCAAGCGACTGGAGGTCACGGGATTGAACGTGAACGGTGTTGACATATTCAAGACCAACCTCTGGGTAATGGACGACCAACGATTCACACATGCGGATGGCCGCGTGGAAATGCAAAACAACGGACTCTACCACAACGGCACCTGGGGCATAGACCTACCAACACCGTTGTTGCCATGGCTGAGGCAAGGTTCAGTGGCAAGATCCAAGATAACCTTTGATCACATGTTGCTTGACACCACTTCGGAGGAATATCGTCAACTGCTGGACAAATTCTTTAGATAGTACATAAACATCGGAAAAATAGCACCATACGAAGCCTTAAATTACCAACGTTGACCATGCGAATTATAATATAACATAAGTATAACTAGCAGAACGCAAGGAGAATGCCAAACATGAAAAAACAAACTATCAAATGGTTACTATTCCACGAACCAGCAGAACTTTTTATCAGGACTGCAGAGCATTTCGAAAAAGAAATAAACAGATTAACGGGCGACAGATATGTAATCGAGATTCTGAAATTAGAAGATTACAACAACAAGTACAACAACGGCAAGCCGTGTGATCCATTAGCGGAACTTAGAGAAAACAGAGTTCAGATGAGTCAGTTGTATGCCAACACACTAGCCGCAACTGAGGCCACAGACTTCTTTGCACTTGCATTACCTTTCTTATTCAGAGATCACGATCATTGTGCCAAGGTGTTAGAAGGTGAAATAGGCCAAGAACTAATGACACATCTACACGACAAACTACAAGTGAAAGGATTAAGTTTCACGTACTCGGGTGGTTACAAGTGTATGGCAACTAACAAACCAATCACGTCAATTGATCAATTTAACGGCATGACTGCCAACTTGGCGATACCATCACCAGTGTTCACCGAAATGTTCAAAGCATTAGGTATGAGCATGGCAGGTGATGATGCAAGCCTAACACAAACAACACTTCCTAGGTATCATGTTGAAGCATCGAAGTCACAGAAACACGTGATCGACACGCAACACTCGATGTATCTGACAACAATACTGATGAACGACAACATGTGGAACGATCTTTCAGTCAGTGATCAGATGCACTTCAGAGAAGCGGCGAAAATCTGTGCGAGAGCAGAGAGAGCCAAGAGTGTGGCCGATGCTGAAGAGATCAAAACTGATGCGAGCAAACAGGCTGACAGAGGCATAGAGACAATGAAAGATCTGCCTTCTGTTGAGTTAGAAAAGTTACGTGCCAAGTTGGTACCAGTAACGGATAAGTTTGCTAAGTTCTTTGGTAACGATCTAGTAGACAGGATAAGAAAAGCCTAGTATAATTTGAAGTCATGCATGACTTCGATCTAGTAGACCCGGATTTCAACAAAATAAGTTTCCAGTCGATAATCAGTACGGGCAAAGTAATTGTGTCTCATTCTGTAGATCCGCTGATGGAATTACCTTACTATCAGTACTTGAGCGGATTGCGTTCAAGGATTATAGTAGTCAACAGTAAAGACAATCCGCTGTTGCACATGATGGCAATGGCACACAATCTAGACATTGAAACTTACACTGACCCATCATGTAATCTAGTGAGAAAACTTAAGGAATACTGGAAACTCACACCCACAAACAAAGAGTTGATACACCTTTTACGATTCCAGATATTGTACATAGACGGACAAGAAGTCGGTGCTTGGCACAATCCGGTAGTCGACCAATGGGAAAATTTTATGAAGGACAGGGATTCGGTTAAAAAATTCATGAACCGGTTTGGTTCTTTTGGCATCAAATGGTTACGTGAACAAGACAAAAACAATAACCTACTCTGGACAGGCACTAATCAAGGGGCGTATTCTGTCCCTGATCCAATATGTCCTACCACCGACTTTGATGTATTCTTTAAACACTACAAGCTCATGCCAAACAAACAGTTAGAACAAAAATTACATACCTAGATTAGATGGTTGACTTATTATAAATTCTCCTGTATTATAACATTATGCCACTTACACCAATAGTGATAGAACAAACATCCAAGGGCGAGAGATCCTACGATATTTTCAGTAGACTGCTCAAGGACAGGATAATCATGTTGGAAGGACCGATAGAGGAACACACCGCTTCAGTGCTGTGTGCTCAACTGTTATTCTTGGAATCACAAGATGCCGCGAAGGATATCACACTGTATATCAATTCGCCCGGCGGACTGGTAACGGCGGGCATGGCGATATACGATACCATGCAGTATGTGAGATCAGACATACAAACCATAGTGGTGGGCCAGGCATGTTCCATGGGCTCACTCCTAGCAAGTGCAGGCACCAAAGGCAAGCGTATGATGTTGCCACACGCACGACACATGATACACCAACCCTTGGGCGGAGCAAGTGGACAAGCCACTGATGTCGAGATAAGGGCCAACGAACTACTGCGTTGGAAGAAAGAACTCACAGAGATCTACGAGAAGACAACGGGACAGCCGTTAGAGAAACTTAAAGCGGACATGGAGCGTGACAAGTTCATGAACGCCGAGGAGGCAGTGGCTTACGGACTCGTTGACAAGATAGTTTCCAGCAGAGCAGACGACGACTCCGATAATTAATAGTATATGTTTTACATCTGGCACACATTAATAATCGCCACGTTCATAGCAGTGGCATACTACATGGGATACCAACATGGCGGCAAAAAAGCCAAAGTCAAAGAAACCATACGTAAAAGTTAGATTGGTACCCGAGGATTCCAAGATGAAGGATCACGGATTCTACTACTACGCCATGAAACCCGGTAAGGGAGAGAAGCAGAATCAGAAACTGCGTTTGAGAAAGTTTGACCCCATAACCCAGAAACACATATGGTGGGTCGAGAAGAAACTGCCACCACATTCCAAGTAATCATAATCACACACCTATAAGTACTTGCGAATAATAACTAATCGCAACTAGGAGAAACATATGAGTTTTATACTACATGAACTAATGGAATTGGGATTGCTGATCAGTGCTGTTGCAGTGACATGGGCGGTTCCGAGACCAGAGTGGGTATCCAAGTTATACACAAGGATCGCTAGATTCTTTGGATCACAGAAGACATTCAACTAACCAATAATGGTCAGCGGCATAATGCCGCTGGCTACCTACCAGACACCCAATCCTGTTCTTCGTCAGTTATTGGCCACATGATTACTGAACCCTCTGCCAGTGTTCTGGCCATTCTGCGTGTTCTGATTTTAAATCTACAGTCACGACTTCCGTTGTGTCCGGTGTTTCATCCCAACAACAGTCGTCACGAGAAACACATTTGCTTTCTACATAAACCTTTTGGCTTTTCTTCTTGTCTGCGTACATCTTTGTTTCCTTTTGTAAATTAATGTTTGTAAATTTACTTATAGTAAACATATACACAAAAACCGCAAAATCCTAGTCATACGTTGTAAACGGAGTAAATCTTTTGTAAATTTAAATTTACAAAATTTACAAATAACAAACTATAATATTCACACTAGTGTTGTAAATATTTTTATGTACACTCTCGAGAAACGCAAGATGATCTACATCATCAGCAGGAAACCAACATGGTTCCACACGCATTGCCTCACACCCACACCCGGCACACCATTGTGGTTTGATCCAACATGGGTGGTGGGAGACTGTGAACTGTGCAAGATGGATATCGACAACCAAGACTGGTGGAACAACTGTTCATACAATCAGTCACAGAGAAAGTTCTACGATCTCATAGAAAAAGATTTAAAAGTTTGGATTTGATTATTTGAGATAAGGACCTTTCTGTCCTTTGGGCCTGTTCAACACTTTCTTCCTTATGAACTTCTTCTTGCCTAACACGTAGATAGTGGGTTTAGGTGGATCATATGCATCGAACAAATTTTTCTTCCATGCCTCGAACCATCCTCTGAGTCTTGTGAACATCCTAAACCCTCCATCGCTGTCATTATTTCTTGAACCACTTGATGGGATTGATCTTCTCTCCCAGGTTCTCCACTTTCTCGTTGACCCACCATCCTGCGATGAAACCAACTATGAATCCAATTGTCAAAAACATTTGATTCTCCCTTGTTGTTGTGTCTATATTTATTGGATCTTAGCGATCCATATTCTGCTCGTCTTTTCTCTGTTTGAGTGGGCAGTTATCCGGAGCGAACATACAACCTAATGCGTCCACTATGCCCTCGAAGTTGGTAGGCCCCGGAAGATCCTTCATGGCCTGCTCTTTGTCCATATCTTCCATGTCCTTGGTTATCTTGTCCTGCATCTCAGAGCTGGTTTCGTGTGGTGGTTGTTTGTCAGGGTGTTCGTTGGGTGTGCATCCAGACACTGCCACCCACACAAATACTATCAGCATCATGATTATAAATTTTTTGCTGTTCAAGAATTCCATCAGCCATATTTAACCACAGGCGTGTTTAGTAATGCTTACTGGAACTTATCTTTGTGTGCTACCGTACCAGCGTTGGTTCCGTTCTTGATAACGTAACTCTGTGTGCCATTGGCGCCCACTTCCACTTCCTTACGCAAGTTCTTGTTCAGCAAAGCCTCTTTGGCTTTCTTCTGCATCTGCTTGGCATATGCAAGTATTGAATTAACATCTCTCATAACAGTTGCTCCTTTTAGTTCAGTGTAAACTATTATTTATGTGTTGTCAACATACCAGACCTGCATTTAGAACATAGCACATAATGGTAATATATGCAGATATACAGTTGCTCCTGGTTCACCTTTACCATGCGTGTGTGTGCTTCTGTGTGCGTTTAACAGGTAGACTTTAACAGGTTTATAGTGTAGTATAATTACTGTGACGCCGCTTTAGCTCATTAGGTAGAGCAACTGATTTGTAATCAGTAGGTGCCCAGTTCGAATCCGGGAAGCGGCACCACTAATACCAAATTCACCGTAATTACCATTTGTACCAAAAAAGTCAATGGTCCTTGCATGTTTGGTTGATTTGGGGGATTAGCTCAGCCGGGAGAGCGCCTGATTTGCATTCAGGAGGTCGCAGGTTCGATCCCTGTATCCTCCACCAAGGTCCCTTCGTCTATCGGTTAGGACACGTGGTTTTCATCCTCGAAAGAGGGGTTCGACTCCCCTAGGGACCGCCAAGTACAGAGTGGGGGTGTAGCTCAGTTGGTTAGAGCGATCGCCTGTCACGCGATAGGTCGAGGGTTCGAGTCCCTTCACTCCCGCCACTTATGTGTGCCCGTAGTTCAGTTGGATAGAATACGAGTTTCCTAAACTTGGGGTCGCAGGTTCGAATCCTGCCGGGCACACCAAAAGCTCAATAATTAATTGTGTGAAGAAGTTTTATTCCATAAAGTTGAAACAGTTCAAGGAGAACATACCGCCAGCACTGGCAGAGACAATGTTGCTAGATGAATCGAAACTTGTGAAGTACCTGTGGAAACACAAGGCATTGGAATTCAGATACCCCAAACACAAAAACAGATTGGATCTTTACGCAGATGAGAAGTATCTCATGATGGGCAAGTTGAAATATCAAAACATGTTTGGCAACAAAAAAAGAATGGGCTTCATGGAACTGTACATAGTACACAGGATCAATCAGCGTTTGATGAACGCGAAAGGTAGCACATAATGAAGTTTGGATATTACACCGACAGAGAATTGCCAGTGAGCGTGGCACTGGATCGGTCACCATTGAAAGACTACAAGGTCAACTCTTACGGATACAGATGTCCCGAGTGGACACCTATGCCAAGTGGCAAGAAGAATGTGGTGGTGCTGGGTTGCAGTCACACGTTCGGTCAAGGCAATGCGGACAACGAACACTGGGTTCACTTCCTGTCACAGCACAACACAGAAAGACTGCGTTACTGGAATCTAGGACAACCCGGTGCCAGCGCCGACAAGGTTGTTAGGATCCTGTATGGCTGTGAGAAATTATTGGATCCACGGATCATTATCGTGTGCTGGCCCTTCTGGAGTCGCAGGGAAAAGTTACACAGTTATGCACAGAGTCTTATGAGTTATGATAAGGAATTAAAGCATGAGACCGATGACACAGACAGGAACAATTTCTTAAAGAATGTTTTCTTTGTCGAGAAGTTCGCTGAGAAGAACAATTGTCAGACTTTTCATTGCTTCGCACAGGATTCCTATCATGAACATGTCAAAGGCCTTAACGTGCTAGAACATTATACCATAAAGAACTGTTGGCCTTATTGGGACAGTAGGACACAGCGTGAACAGTACAATGAACCAAGTTTGGCCGCAGACGGTGAACACTATGGTGTAGAACACCATGAACGTTTCGCTAAAATTTTTCTGGAAAGATTTTCTAAGAAACTGAGATAGGCAAGTTCAAAATTGCAATACGTTTTTCCGACAAACGCTGAATCATCGTCTTGAATTCGTCCTCATTTTGGAATGTCTGTGTAGACATGTCGATTCCTGTATTCCAGTCTTCTATTTGATTAAAGAATACACGGTCCGCTTGGTACTTGTAGGCTAGTGCTTCCATTAGTTCCATCTCACGCCAGTTGTCTTGTTGCACCACCATGTGAAGTTGGAACACAAACCCGTGTTCATTTTTCAGTGTCTTGGCACATTCAAGTGCATCTATCACCTTTTCCCAATTACCACCCAACCTGAGTCGCTCATATGTTCGCTCTGTCGCCCCGTCTATGCTTATGCCCAACGTGTCTAGGTTGCCCATAATGTGTGGTATGCGTTGGTGGAAGTCCTTCAACATCAGTCCGTTGGTCAGTATGGAGTAACTGATGTTGTCTCTCACTGGAGTCTTTTCCATGAAGTGCCTGTAGATGTGCGATGCAAACGGATCACCATCTGATCCTATGTGCACCTTGATGGGGTGTTCGTAACTCTGTAACCAATCATTTATCTTGTCCGCTAGTCTTACACCGAGATCGAATTTTGATCCCTCCTTGTGGAATATCATGCCCGTCCTACAACTAGGACATCTCAGGTTGCAACTGTCGTCGATGGCCAGTCTCAGGTGATTGATGTGTTCTGTATTGCCATCGATCATTGTTGGTGACCTCAGGTAGGCACACTGGTGCTCATTGCAGTAACGATAGGTGCCATCCGCAATTGAATCCTGTAGGTGTCGTCGCACCCCAGAACCTATTATCTCATCCAGGCTCTTTATCTGCAGGTTGCCTATGCTCTGTGGTAACCACGACTGGCACTCACAGGCGTAACAGGATCCCATCTTGTCTATGAGAACTGTGTCGTAGGGCCTCGGACATCTTTTGGATATCTTCAGATCCTTGGCAGTGTCGATGCCGTAGTGATCGAACAGGCGTTGGTTTATCATTTCGCGGGGTCGGTGATCATGTCCAGTGTGAGTGGTTTCGACTCGTCTGGTTTCTGTTCTGGCATCTGTTGGGATTTTCTTCTGATCCTACGCTGTTCTCGTTCGTGTTGTTTCTGTAATTTCTTTGCACCTCTGGTGTTCTTGTAGTCGTAGTGTATGCCCATTGTGAACCTCCTTTGCTACCCGTAATTATACACTGGAAAGACACAGGTGTAAACTATTTTGGTAATAAAAGTTGCACTTTATGGTTGCAATCTTGATAAATATGCCTTACAATCCAGAGCGGTCAATAGGCCATTGATCGCAACTAATCATATAGAACAAACAGGAGAAAAATCTATAATGAAAATGACAAAGAAGAAAGCGGCTATTGGTGTGGCGATTATCATCGCACTAGTGGCTATTTGGTCGGTTATGAAACCGGCACCGGCTGAAGCGGCCGAGATGAAAGTGTATGGTTCTTTGAACTACATGATCTCTAACAATGAGAATGCTTCAGGCGTGGCAACATCGAAAGCGGAGAACAACGGTTCTGCTATTGGTGTTGACTTTTCAAGCAACCTATCAGAGGGCATCGACGGCTTCGCCAAGTTAGAAGTGGCGATCGACGCGGATGACTCTGGTTCCACACCATTTGACAGTAAACTGGCTTACGCTGGTATTGACATGGGTGCAAAAGGTATGCTGTCAGCAGGAAGACAGGACTCAGTGTTCAAGGGTGCTGTTACATCTAAGACAGATGTGTTCCCAGAATTCGGCGGAAGTGCCGCACAGAAACTGTTCAGCAGAGACTCACACACAGTTGTGTACTCGAACAGCATCGGTGCAATCCAGATCAACAACTTGGTAAAAGTTGATGGTACTACTGGTAAATCAGGCGTTGACGTTTACGAGACTGCGGCTTCAATGGACTTGACTGACAAACTTAACATCGGTGTTGCATACACTGATGACAAAGTAAACTCAGTGGAGTACAAGGGTGCGGGTGTCACGTTCGACCTAACTGATGCGACATCAATTGGTTACACTCACACAATCAAGGCAGTGGAAAGCACATCGTTGGACACAAAGGCTAACGAAGTGGCAGGTTCGCACACAATCGGTGCAACCACTTTCTCTGTTGGTTATGGTGAGATCAAGGATGGCAACAAATACACTACGGTTGGCGCGGAGAAGAAATTCGGCGACAACTTCAGCATGTATGCTGGCTATGAAATGACTGACGTGACGTCAGGCACGGACACAGCAGACATGGCCGCTGGAATCAAGTTTACATTCTAGTTCCTAAACACTGTGGAGTCGGTCTAGATCTAAAAGGTCAAGGCCGGCTTTACGCTTTTTAACGCTTCGCGTTATTTCTTAACTTACGCTATTTTTGGTAATTTTACGCTTTACGCCTTCGGCTAATAGATGTCCCAGGTCAAAGGTTTCTTTGTCCACTTGCACAGAGATGTGCCACCCCACACGTTGCAGTACTTGTCGTCTCCCCATTGATGATGCAGTATCTGATACCATCCCCATTCGCTTCCATTGAGTTCTTGCTTGTCAAACATCTCTTTAACGTTCTTCAGCCTGTCCCTGTTATGGAATAGCATATGATCAAACACACGCCACTTGCAACCGTCACCGTTATTCCCTCTGACTTCGATAGTCGAGTCTGTACCAGGCCCGTCTGAGTTTTTAGCACCGCCCGAGTACCAGCCAACAGTGTATCCATCGTCCAACATGTCTAGATATTTCTTGTAGTCTATCTTAGTCGATACTATGGTGTCGAATCTCATTCTGATTATTTTTGTGTATTCTTCTGGCAACGATTCCACCAGGTAGTGATGTGACATCTGCTGATTTCCTGAATGCCAAAACTGTTTGAAAAGGTTAGGCTTACGGTACATTTTTCCATTTGGATCTGTGTATTTGCGATATATGTCGCAGTCAGGTTTTACTTTGACATCTTGCATCACGTGGTAGTCCCATTTGGGTTCAGGCACATAAAGGCAGTTTGGAACATTTGGTTTTTCATATCCTTCCCATTGTTGGTAAAAGAAATCATATTCACCAAAAACTTTTTTGGCCTGTTCCAGTACTTTTTCGTATTCCGGCACGAAACTTGCTATCCCACTTATGCAAACTGCTGTTTTCATTTCCAATCCTTTTGTGTAGTTATTTTGCCCATCTTTGGTTTTGAATATATTAGATTGCCCATCTTGTCCCAGACGTGCCATTTCTCTGTGGCCCCCCAATAATAGTCATGTTCGTTGCTGAGATTGTTATCAAGCATGTCATTTTTCTTATGCTTCAACAAATTCCAGTTGCTCCTGAAGTCTATCCATCTGAGAGCGAATATATCAACAAATGCAAGATTTCCAATACAAGCACTGTGCCAATCTTCTTGCTCACACAAATCTAAAAAATTATTAGCAAGGCTTGTTAGTCCTGTTTTGGTAGGATACCATTTGTCCTTGTTGAAACTTTTAACCATAACTTCAACATCACCGTAAAGAAATAAATCTCCCATTTCTTGTTTGTCTATACTTGTCTGTTGTGTCACTAGCAGTTTCTTGTTGTCAATTAAATCCTGGCAATGCACAACAATATTAGGTATTGCATGAATGGTGTCTGCCCTGGATTTCAAAACTGTCTTAAATCCTTTTTGTACAGCATGATCGAGCCCAACGCTAACAAGATGTGGATGCCCAACGTTTATGTCATCTTCCACAATGCTGTCAGGCCAATGAATGTGATTACAGTAACCTTCGATGTCAGGTTTCAATCCGTGTCCCGTCACTATTATGTAAGCCTCTGGATTGTTCGCTCTCCAGTGGTGCAAGGCAAATTCAACACATTCGACTTTCCACTCTTCGTTGTTACGAATAAACACGTGTGATAGTAAAATACATTGTGTCAAAATTTATCTCCAAATGTGTCAATATCAATTTTAAAATGATTTTCCACTGCTTCAATCATTTTGTCGTTTGTATAATATTTCCTATAATCGCTATCTCTTTTTGTTTTACGATAACGTTTTCCTTCCATGTCATTAATATCTAAATCAATTGTTTCCAAGATGTTTTTGGTTTCAGATTGCCAATTTTCATACCTTGCTATATGATTAACCATTTGTTTACCATCGAGGTGTGTGTAGTAACACGTTGGTCGAAAATGTATTTCATTTGTCCATTCAGATGATCGAAAGTTCAAAATAAAATCTTCAAATGTTTTGTATTGGTCTTTTAATGCTTGGCTCCACGTAATTAAATGTCCATGGTCATTTGTAAACTCTATCCAACTTGATATCATTCTATCCCATGGATTCCTATGATATGCAAATGTGTAAAAATCCTTTAACGGAAGTTTATAATGTTTTTGTATTTGAAACATTGGCCAATGCCATTTGTCCTTTAACCAACTTCTTTCAATCGGTAGGTTGTCTATTTTTATAAAGTGCTTTGATAGTGTGGTTGAACCAGTCTTTGGAACACACACAAACACAAACTTACGTTTATGGTTTATAATCATAAAAACTTGTAGAGTCTTGTGAAATGCCTGCCACCGTCGAATGAGGATTTCAGCAACGCTTCTATTATGTCTTGTATTTTTGCTTTGTCAACATACTTGGACGGGATGGCAAAATGATTTGCACAGTTGTGTTTGATAGACATCTCTGCTGTGTATTCGTCAAAACACAAGGCAGAAATTATTCCGGTAACTTTGTTAGCGGTGATGTTTGCACCTTGTCCCGATCTACAAAAACTGATACCATGAGAGCAGTCGTTTGATTGAATAAGTCTTGTAACTTGCAAAACATAGTCGGGGTAGTCGCATGCCTTATCTGTGTATGTGCCAACATCGATGTATGGTATTGCTAGGTTGTCCAGAACATCCTGACACTGCTTCTTGGCAACAAAACCAGAGTGGTCACTCGCTAGTGCAATTGGCCTATCTCCAAATCGTGTAATCACACGCTTACAGAAGAATTCAAACTGATGAGGTGTCCCTAACACGTGCATTTTTTCTGTGTTCGCGGCTGTTATCTTCAGACCATCTCTTATCATTAGATTGTACATTGGTGCTATATAGAATTCATTCTTGTACATTATTTCGTTACTGATCATTTCGTCTGCGTACTTCAAAAATGTTTTACCTGATTTAAAATGATAGAGGCCAACGTTGGCTTCTTTAGATATAACTTCTTTCTCGACAACGTTGGTAACTATTCCGTCCTCGCCATACTCTGAGTAACTATGATCAGGACTGTTTGCTGTAAACGTTAACAGGAAGCCGTCACTATCCTTGCTTATTGTGTCGGGATTGAACACAGGACCAAAGTGTACGTCTGGTGTGTATACTATCAAAGGCAGGTCGTTGTCTATGTGTTCTCTGGCTAAAGTGCAAGTTTCTAATGCACCTCTTGTCACTTTGTTAAGTTTAATAATAGTGATGTCCTCGCCAAACTTTTGTTTGAGAATTTTATCTATACTGAAATTGTATACATGGTCCACCCTAACCATGAAAATTAAGTTGCAATCTTTGGTGTCGACTGAATCCATAGCCCAGTCTATCACGTGTTTATTTTTAGCAAGTATCAACGCTTTAGGCATTGTGTATCCTGCGTCTATGAATCTCTGGGCCTTGCCTGCTATAGGTAGTAATAGATTATATTTTTTCATTCTCTGTCCTTATCAATTTACTAGTTGTTTCGTGTGCAAATTTTTGTATTTCTTCTATCTGTAATCCAAGATGTAGGCCATATAAAAAACAACTTGCAAACATGTCGCCCGCACCAAGTACGTTGCTCTTTGGTATAAACATACCCTCATCTATTTCATACTTAACTTCATATCTTCCATCTGAGACTACACTACTCTTATTTGTGTGTAGTATTACATGTCCTTTTGTGTCTTTGCACATTGTTGAAAGATCCGCATATGCATCTTCATCTGCTATGAAAAAGTAATCTAAGTATTGTAGTAATTTAGGATCAACCCTCGGCCCTGCACAAACATCTGCTGATACAATTCCTGTTAAGTCTTTTAGCCAACTTACATCAAGTAATTTGTTTATGTACATCGCGTGTGATATCTTAGACTGTTGTATGATAGGAGAGTTTGTTTTAAGGTCCGGAACAAAGTTCGAATACCTCGTGCTTGAATCTCTGTCTATGTACACAACGGCCTCTCCTATTGAAGTTGGACACATTCCTATATCCATGTCTGGAGAAACCTGTTTGAATGTTCTCCACATATTGACCATTGCACCTAGTGTTTGTTTTTCTTGAAAGCCATCAAATATTCTATCGACGGTCATGTGTCCGTATAGTGTTATATCGTGCATTAAAATTTTTCCTTTACGTCAAGCGAGTAAACTTCTTTGAGATGCTCTTCGTCATCATATTTTTTTGGCAATAATTTTGAATCTTTAAGATAATCAAACAATATCATTATACAATTATTTCCACCTGGTGCAGTTATAATATCAGTTACTGCATTTTGTATTTCTTCTGTAGAATCTTCTGGGCAGTAAGAGTATTTTACTTTTTTGATAATACCCATGTCAAAAATATCATCTCCCACAAATGCAATTTCTTTCTCAGTAACTTTGTATGTGTCACAAATTTCTTGCAGGTAATCTTCCTTGTCGGTGTGTCTGCCATCCTTCCTGTTTACGATGCAGTCGATGTTCCGGTTCGATGCAATCTTTTCATTGAAAGGATCTCCAGTTAAAAATATAACATTTACTCCCATTGCCCTAAATCTTTTGATTGCTGTCCAATCTTTATCGCAAAATGTTTTCATGACAACATCGCCATTTCTGTTATAATATTTCTTGCCGTCTGTAAGGACACCGTCGACATCTAAAATTAAAAGTTTAATCACGAAACTTCTCCACATAGTCACTGCACACACCGTCAAACTTTCCCACTTCTTCCGGCGTTAACTTTTCTGGATGTACTGCTATTGATTTCTTCCCACCTGTTTTGCCTGGATACGCCCATATGTAACCAAATGATGTTAGTGTATAGTCATCACTTCTATGAAAGAAACAGTGTATGCCCTTTGCTATCATGGCCTCTAATGCCTTGTAACTTTTTGCATGACACCATAAATTATTATTCTTAAGCCAGTCTGTGCTGACCTTTTCGCCATCCTTATCATGCCCTAGGGTAAATTGATTGTTGTCGTAATCAATTATATCAATTTCACAATGGTATCCTTGGCCTAATGCCTCTTCTATGTAGGCTACTGTGTTTTCTCGTTCTGGATTCAGACCGTTGACATTGCCTCTGTGTGCTATTAGAATCATTATATGCTTATTTAATGAATTGGTGCTAGTCCAAAAGATATTTTTCTAATCTAAAACCTTTCGAATCAAAGCACTCTACGTAATCAGAATTGTTGGAATGTTTTATAGTTCCCTGTCCCCACACGACATCATGGTCACTATAAGCAAAGGCCTTCTTAATGGTCACATCTATATACTGTCCATTACCAATTCCTAGAGTAAGAAAAGTAACGTACCTTCCTTTGTCACCACGGAACACTCGACCATTTGCTATCATGCCTGCAAATTCTACCTTGTCTAGGTACAGTTCTTTCACATACATGCCAGGCATAAATTCATTTTGGCTCCACCAACCATATTTTCTGTATTGAAACTCCGGCGTGTCCCACTTATCAGATTTACTTGGTGTTACAACTTCTATGCCAACACGTTTTGCTTCTGTCCTGTACACCCAACGTTTGTACGATCCTTGGCAATGTTTAAGGCAGGACTTCCAAAATTTTTCTGGATTGTGTGCCTTTTGATAGGCCAGTGCCCATATCAGCCTGCCTAGATTTACAGCATGAGCTCTGCACAATCCAAATCCAGAAAGTGACTGTAGCATTGTTATTATCTCATCCTTGCGTGGATGATTGCCTAGTCTCGATATGAACTCCATGATCTTTTCTTCGTTCTTTTTTGCAAAGGCACGTCTGTACATGTCTGCCTCGTACTTGTCTATACCCAGCACCTCGGATATTCTATCTATTGCATCGTCCTCGTATACGATTGTGTCACTCATACGTTCCGTGCTCCAGTCATGGAACATGGTTGCTTTCTTACGACCGGACACCGCTACTGGTCTTATCAGTGCAGTTCCGAACACACAGTCCTTGCTACTCTTTGGCTGTATGGCCCTGAACAGTCTCCTCATGGCAGGACTCTCTGCCTGTGTCACTCCCAACACGTCTCCCCGACACAAAAGGTCCGAGGTAGCGGCATCTTCCTGTGGATAGTCTGTTAACTTCATTGTGGGATCTATCTCTATGAGTTGCGACAAACCACGATTGGCTAAAATGTCCACCTTGAGGTGTTCCAGGTCCTCCACTTCGTTTTTGTCCAGTAGTATTTGATTTTCCGCCGTGAACAGGCTCTTTGGTAGTTGTCTTTGAAACATCAGTATTCCTCCGCAGTGTTTTGATATGCATCTCTTCTTGCCTTTCAATTTATTTTCAATTCGTTTGGCTTCTTTGACATCGATGCCTAGTGAATCGTATGTGAACCTGCGGGGTAGGTTACCTTTGACACCCAATCGTTTGGCCGCTTCACGCCTTGCTGATTTATCCTTATAGAGCACGTAATTAGATATCCTAGCACTGCGTCCTGGCCACTTCTTGAATATCCTCTGCATGACTTCGTTCTGCTTGTGATGGGGGAAGTCTATGTCCACGTCAGGGAGGTCGTCCCTGTTAGGGTTGAGGAATCTTGCCACGGGTATGTCCCACTCCACTGGGTCCACATCTGTTATGCCCAGTAGGTAACAGACCAATGACGAACCAGCACTACCACGTGTCATGTGCGGTATGTCTCGTGTCATTGCGATAATGTCACATATTTGGATGAAGTAGTCTACGAAACGTAGTTGAAGGATGATCTGAGTTTCCTCGGCGAGCCTCTGCGTGTATTCTTCTGTGCCTGGACATTGCCTGATGAATCTATCGTACAGCCTTGTTATGTCGTTTAGTTGCTTGTCTTTCATTTGCCTATGCTTTTATATTTGCCTGTGTTGCCTTGAGCAAATATATTTATCTGCGTATATTATAGGAAATGTTTTTTTGGTTATTGTTCTTCGTCTGAGTGCAGTTCGTTTAGCAGTTGTCTCAGTTTGCCGCCTTCAACAGTGGCTTTCACCTTACCTACAGTGTCTCCCTTACGAGGATCTGGCACCTCCGGTCTCGCATCTTTTGGTGTACTGTCACTTCCAGATACCTTAGATGTTTGTTTTAAAGAATCATATATTGTACTACGTTGTTTGTCAAACTGTTTGTATTCTGGATCGTCTGCTAGGTCTCTGATACGTAAACTGTCTACATCAAACTCTAGGTCTACTTTTTGTCCAACACCAGAACTTGATCTGGTCTTCATGAACTGTATCTGATATCTGCCACGTTCTTTCATTGCCCTACTTGTGAATATACCTATCACATTATCTGCTGTCTGTATCTTGGACAGTCCACCTGATATGTGAGAATGATCAAACTCTATCTCTTCAACAGATGCCCTGTTCAACTGTGATGCTGTTGCCAACACACACTGTTTCTCAACGACCAAGTTTCTTAATTCCTCACTCACATACTTGTCTTTAATGAACAAGTCTGCCGGACTTATTCTTTTGCTTTTTGGCATCATGAGATCCAAATAGTCAATCAGTATACAGTCTATCTTTTTCTTGTTCTTAAGTTCTAGTTCTTTAAGATAAGTTCTAACATCTAGTACATTACTTCCACTAGGCAAGTATTTGATCTGTAGTGTACCTGATTTCTTCTTCAACATCTTGACTTTCATTTCTACATTATCAATTTCTGGAAACACTTTCTTTGTTGGAATGTTTGTCATCATTGCATCTAATCTCATGGCAGTAAGTTGTTCACTTAATTCAAAAGATATGTAACAAACGTTCAGACCAGCCTGTGCCCAGTTCACTGCAAGATTCTGCAAGAACAAACTCTTACCTGCGCCTGATCCACCTGCAAAGATGTTTAGTTCTCCTCGGTTAAATCCACCGAATAGTTTCTTGTCCAAGTTCTGCCATCCAGTGCTGATCTGTCCGTTGTTTGCCTTGAGTGCCTCTAGTCTTCCTTTAGGATCTTCGAAGTAGTCTGTTCCAAGATCTCTCGTCAGTCCCACGTTGACTGCCTCCTTGACCATGTCCTCAACAGGACCGTAGTCGCCCTTCTCTAACAAGTCGGCTGATGAAAGTATTGCCTGTTCCAATGCCTTGTGTCTTGAGAATGTCTCAAACTCGTCCAGCAACCAGTTGAAGTGTGCAGGATCTAGATCCTTTGCTGATTTTAATTTTATATCATGTTGTGCATTTACTATATCAACCTCCGGCATGACTTTGTATTCGTCCATGTAATCCTTGACGAACTTAGCAATGGGTTGTAGTTTACGATCAAACGATTCAGGTTTGAATATGTTCTGTGCCCGTGCGAATGATTCAGCATCGGCCAATAGCATCTCTATGTAAAGTTTCTGTACGTCAAATGTGTATTCAGCCATGATGTTATTATACTTGTTTTTTTAAATTAATCCAATCTAAAAATAAATTACCAAATAGTTTGTTATACTCTTGATCATAGTGTTTTTTATCAGATAACTTTTTGGCGTTTACCTTTTCTGCATAGTCTCTAAATCCGTGTATATTTTCTATCAAAAAAATATTATTCCAGTTGATATTGTTATATAGACTATCTCTATATTTTTCAAGACTACCTCCCATTTTGGTTTTTTCATAAGTGTTAGCAAGTGTAAAATAATACTCAATATTATTGCTAACACAGAAATACTGACACCATAATATATTTTTAAGGAAAATCATTTCTAGAAAATTATCGTCAAAATTTTCTACAAAATATCTTGTATTTTTTTCTTCGTCTTTTTCTGCGATTTGTTTTGCCACCCAGTTTTCATCTCCATTATCGGATATTGCTTGGGTTCCATTGTGACTCACAATAAAATTAAAACCTTTTTTAATCATGTGTATTCTCGTTGGAGTGGGAAACATTATAAGAACTACATTATCTTTTGAGGCGTGTCTGACTAGTTTCAAACATATTGTATCGTTTGAACAGCCAGGATAGGCAAGATTTTTTATTTGTGTTTTTGGAAACATGTGATACGGCCACGATAAATGACTATGTTGTTTCCATGGTTCAATAAGACCACTGTCGGGAAGTCCGTCACCGTATGTATTTGAATCACCAAAAACTAAAATTGGTTTATCCATACATCTTCCTCTTTAAATCTATTTTCAATTTACTTTTCTCCGTCGTTTTCAGTATTGATTGTATAGTAAACAGCCTACCATATTTGTACACGGCATCCGCCACATCGCCAACTGTTTTGTCCCATTCCGGAAATGCAACACTCCATCCAAATTCTGTTGCTTGGTCTACCAATTTCTGCCCTGGAGCATCTCTATCTGGCACGACTATTACCTGTCTACCAAGACCATCTAGCAACTCCCTTTGTGTATCATTTATCTCTGATCCCAATATGCTCACACCAGAAACGGCAATGGCATCGAACGGTCCTTCCGTTACTATGACAAACTTCCTAGTCCAATCCTGTGCGTCCATGTTGAACACGTATCCTGGTTGTACGTCTGTGTAGTATTTCACTTTGTCCGATTGCTCGAACATCCTTCCTGTGAATCCAACAACGTCGCCACGCCAGTAAAATGGAATCAACAATCTTTTATCAACGTCCCAGTGTTGATCAGGTGAGTACATGAAGTCATACCAGTCGGCGCCTATGCCTCTGCTCTCAAGATACTTCAATAGGCCGTCTATCTTTTTCCATTGTGGTTCAGTGAGATCATTGGCCACATATTTCTCCAGCCACACATCCAGTTTGTGTGCGTTCTTGGGCAGTGTTTTGTTCTTGAATGACACGAACTTCTTTTTCTCATATCTTACATCGCCTTCCTCCTCACGCATGGCCTCTATGGCCAACTTGCGTATGGTGTCCTCGGGTATGCCGATGTAACTCATGAACTGCCTCATCTTGTAGGTCAGTTTACGTCCTATCACATAACTGGCTTTAAATCCACAGTTGAAACAATGGTAACTCACAGTTCCGTCCGCACTGGTCATCAGTCCTCCACGTTTCTTCTTGTCAGCGGTCTCACCGTTGTACACACAACAGGGTGCGTTGAAACTGATCCATCCGCTTGGTGTCTTCTTTCTGTTCGCAGGCAGGCTAGTCAGAATTGTATTCTGTATAAGATTCATAGTCTATACTATTTTACTGTCTATATAGGATTTTGTCAATCACGCCAGTGTTACCACTGTGGTTCCCCCAACTGAATCTCACGTTTTGGTATACGCCTGTGAAGTTGAAGTTGGATACTGTTGTAGAATCTGAGAATGTGTTCCCTGGGGAACCCGCACCTTCCATGGTAATATCGAAGTAATCTGTGTTGCTTGGAGAAGCACTCATTGTACCTTGCACCCTTAAAGTACCTGAGAAGTTTTTTGTGTACACAGCAATAGTGTGTAATGCCTTGTTGTTATTGATTCCTGGTTTAGCATCTATTGATCCTGATGTGTATGCAAGTGGTCCACCTGATGCTGTGAAACTAGAAACACTAGTACTTGCTACAAATTCTGGATAAGCACCATCCAGTAGTTCTACTGTGCCAGCGGCCGCATAACCTGTGTCTGCATACGTGATCTCTCTGCTACCATCTGATTTTACCTCTCTTACTGAGAAGTTATAGAACTTGGCATCTAATGGTAATAGGTCTCCCTCTGTGATAGTACAACTGGCATCACCTTTGGTGCTCACAGTTGAGCCATCGTCCAGTATGGTTAGTGTCTTTGTAAGCACTGCTTTCTTGCTCTCAGAATCGATCATGTTGAATTCGTAGGTCTTGCTTGTGATGTCTTGTGCTTTCTGATCCTCATTCTTGAACGTGAATGTGATTGGGTTTGATACCCCTCTGTGCAGTGTTAAGCGTCTATCGTACACTTTTGAGTTCCTTCCGTGATAACCATTTATGTAGGCTATTACCAATTGATTTATTAAATACCTTTGTACTGTTTGCATAATACATATTTAACAGTATTTATAGATAGAGCATGAACGAGATTTTTAATACTTTGAGGGACAAGTTCCCATTCCTAAGCCTGATCAGAAAGGGCGATTTGGAGTATGTGGGCATTGTACAGAACGAGGACACCAACGTTATCAGTTTCTACGATTATGGTAGATTGATGATGCCACAGGACAAGATGAAATTCTTGAAATGCGGTGAGACTTGGTGGCATGAGTCCAATCGTAAATTACCAATCAACATATTTCTCAAAGGTGAGTTTAGGTACTTCAGATCCACATTGATCACCCTCAATTCCAAGGACGTCGAGATAGTGCATGGCCCAACTGTGCGACTGTCTGAAATTTCTAAGAAACGGGTGAAAAGAAGAACAATCCAATTAGTACGAAGACCTACCTAGTCTTCTTTTTTTCAGGAAGTATAGCACCAGTTGTAAGATAGTGTAATGTTAAAGGACTATCCGGCTGATAACTGTAACTCTCTGAACGGAGCGAAGACTTGGATTTTGTTTTGGATTTTTTTTTGATTCTTTTTTTAGTTTTTTGATGGTGCATCAAAACTATATTTAGCTCTGTTGATCAGATTCATCTGTACCACTATGGCCTGTGCATATGCCACAGCATGTGATTTCTTGAAGAAGTAACTGCCATCTGTTGGCTTGAGCCAAACTTCTTTCATTATGTCTGTCCAGTCCTTGTGCATTAGGTGTCGCTTGGCTGGCCTTATTATTGCCAACACGGCCGCAAGTTGTTCTATGGTCTTTGGTTCCAGTTTGGACACTATGTTGTAGTGGCCATTTAGGTGGAAAAGGTTTTCCACGATCTTTGGATCCTTCAGCATGTCCCAGTCAGGTTCCTGTATCATCAGTTCCACAAGTTCCTGTTCTGATTTGACATCCTTGTAGATATTCACGTTAAGACAGTCTATTTTAAAGTAACCCCTGTCCTCCGCATTTTTGTAATCTAAACTTGCGTGTCCTGTCACAGGGTGTTCTGGCACAGCATGGAAGTAAACTCCCGTCTTGTGTTTCTCACTCTTGCCATCTTTGATTATTGATGCCGGGGTGTGTTTGAATAACTTTAATGTGTTGTCTCTGTCAAAAAAATCTATGTCTACATCAGGCATTAGTGTACACTCCCTTTGTCTTTCTCTGCATGTTGTATCATCTTATCACGCGAGCCAGGTTGCAACACCTCTAACACGTCAAGCAGTTTTCTGTATCCTTCAGTTTTCAATATGTCCTTATCAACCTTTGGCATTATCACCCTTCCAATTGATCCATCCTCTTTTATTATCACCGCACAATCTCCATCATCAAATTCTAAATTATCAGACACTTCTAGATCAATCTTAGACAATCTTGGCTTCCCTTGCTGTGTCCTGCACCAGCATGTGATCGGCTGGATAGCTCTTCAACTTGCTAGGCCAGAAACTTGGATTTATGAATCTTTCAATCATCTGTAATTGTTCGTCGTTGAATGATTTTAACATCCTTTTGCCTGCGTTGCAACCTAGCAACAGCCACGGACTTATCTTGCCTTGCTGTATGTGTTGCACTGCCCTGTTCTTGTTCACGAGTCTGAAGTAGTCCGACCATTGTGCGTTCTGTTCTGTGGCCCAGTCCATCATGGTTGTGATGCTTCTCTGTAGTGCGGCCTCCACGGGTTCCGACTTTAGTGCTTCGATCAAGTACAACTCATACAGATCGTCTCTGGCCCAGTGGTCCAGTTTGACTTTTGACTGAAGCACATAGTCTATGTATTTGTCAGGGTACAATGGATTGATATGCATGATGAATCTACCAAACTTGACGAATGCGTTGTAGTATGAACTCTTGACGAAATCGTCGTATGTTTTTGTCTTGGAATTGTGTTGATGTATCTGATAGAATCTCTGGAACACCATGAATGCATTCACCACCCATTTCTCATCACGTTGCAGATACCTTCTCTTGGGTTCACACAAGTGTACTTGCAGTGTACGTTCCTTGGCGAACTCCTTGCCACAGTATGTGCATTTATTTGTCGATGCCATGTGCCTCTATCAATTCCTCTAGTTCTCTGTCTGTTATAACTTTGTCCAACGTCTCCAAGTCCGCTTCTTTCCACGTGGGATATATCTGCTGTAATTTCTTTAGACTCTTGTTTGGCACACGCTTCATGGGTTTCAACCATGGATGGAACTGCTGTGTCATTGCACCACACATGGCGGTCAGTATCCATAACAGTTTCTTGTGTTTGCCCAATGTGAAGCAGTGCTTGTTCACGCACTCGTTGACCATCTCAACATAGTGTTCCACGTAGAATGGATCCTTGGATGACACGTTTGAAACGTACCTCATCAGCATGTATGGAGAGTACAATGACTTCTCTTTGTCATCTATCCTGTCGAAGTAGTCTTTGTTCCTGAAGTCCACGGCTTTCAGGCCGTTTCTTAGATCAAAGAATTTTCTATTTTTTTCTGCTGGCATATTTTAGTGCAAACATTGTGCAATCTTTCGCTGTTGCAAATGTTAATTTTAGTTTCTTGTTCCTGTGTTGTAAACCTGAAAATTGGAATTTGTGTTTCTTCATGAAGTCAAAGAAACTGAACATCCAGTCTTCGTCCATCCACACAGCGATCTTGTTGCTGGTTATCATGATCGGTGCGTCTATTGTTATTGATTTCCTACCAGACTGAGCCATAGTCAACCTGTTCGCACTGTCTTGAGATATCCTTAACGAAGTAGGCACACATGGGTTTTGGCCCATTCTGTAATGGTACTGCCAGCATCTGTCCTGATTTGATTTTAGGGAAATACCATTTGACTTCTGTGTATATGTCTACCACATCGATGGGATAGAACTCTGGTTTAGTGCTACTCAAAGGATTGAAAGCAAAAGCATCAAATCCTCTGTCGTTCAAACTTGTGATCGGTAACACATGCATTTCTTGTTGTCCTGCCTCGCCTATCAACATCTTCCAATCCAGTGGCATCTTTATCTTGTGCGGTCCTATCTCCAACACCGCCGCTGGAGCATTGAAGCTCTCAAGGAATATCAATGGGATATAGAAGAAATCAGGATTGTCGGGATCCGAATTGTCAAGCACTGCAAATCTCAACTTTTCATCAACCCATTCGGGTATCTTTTCTAACTTGTATGTTCTGTTATCCAGTGTAAGAATTTTCATATGCTTTGTTTTATAATATACGAATTTAAATAATCAATCAACGATTTATTAGATTCACTGCCATAATGATGAGAGTAAAATCCTAACGTGCTGATTTTTTCTTTATTCTTGAGCTCATTTGTTAAGTTGTCATACATAAATTTATTACCAATAAACTTATAGATATCAATAATATTTTTATTTTCTTTCAAAAAAAGTTGTTTTTTGATACTTGATAATTGCTGTTCGTCAAACTTATTACACATGTTAAAAAACAGATGTTTTATTTTCTTACTTTGAAGCCAACCCGAAAATGTAATAATTTTTGTTATGAAGTTATTGAATGCTGATGTGTTGTTGTAGGTCAATGTCTTATACTTCAATAGATTATTTACAGTGTGTAAATCGACCCTAGACCGGAACCTGTGGTTCATTTGTTGTTCATTGGGAAACGGATCCATGGAAACACAAAGCGACTCATCGTATGCCATTCCTGGATCAAATTCTCTGCTTACGGAATCGTCAAACCTTTCTATGTGTGTCAACGGCATCAAAACTAGTTCAGGGAAAGTATTATTGGATAACCACTCTATAGCAACTTTAATTTGTCTGTCTACGGAACTGCCACCGCGACTTAGATTTACGATGTTATCAACATTAAATTTTTCTTTGATGTAATCCTGTAGGTCTACCTGAGAGAAAATTTCACTGTAACTACACCCACTAATTAAAATTGTTTTCATAATCTATTTTTTCTATATTGAACGGATAGTTGGCTTCTTTGTAAAACTTTTTCCTTGCACCCAGGTGTCTTTTTGCAAACTTACAACTACTGGTAATATCCCAAATTTGAACATTATCCTTATCCTCTGCTTTACGAATACCCCTTCCTATACTTTGTATGACTCTCACAAAAGATTTGCCAGGTTCAATAAGAACAAGATTGAATATCCTAGGAATATTGATACCAACACTAGCCACTCCATATGTGGCAATAATAATTTTATTTGTCGCTGTAGACACTTCATCGTATTGTTCCTTTCTGTCTGTGTTTTTAGTTGACCCAGATACGAAAACCGAATCTTCCAGTTGCTCTTGTAGTATTTCACCTGCAGATATTCTGTCTACAAGTATTAATGTATTTCCTGATGAGGATATGTCTTTGATGGTGTTGGCCACCCATTTCATTCTGACTTTATCCGTAGTTAGCCATTTCAACTCTTCTCCATATGTTTTGAATTGTGGATGATCCTGTGTTTGTAGAACATTCACATGACAGTTTGCCAACACACCTTTGTCCTGTAGTTCACTGGCCTGTATCCTGTTGGACACATCACCTATGCTACATTTCAATCCCATGAATTCGTAGTCTGCCTTCGGTACAGTGCCAGTCAGCCCCCATCGTATGCCACAGTGTGCGAATGGTCCTGTCAACAATCTTTTCAGTACATCTGCCTTGGCCATGTGCACCTCGTCTATTATCACTGTGTTGATTCCTTGTATGGCTTCTAGGAAATCTGTTGTGTGTTCGTCCTTGCTTTTCTTTTCAAGCACGTTCAATGATTGCCATGTTGCTATGGTGTTGAATCTGCCCAGCTCTTTCCTGTCACCGTAGTACACGCCCACGTCTAAGTTACAAGCGAGGAAGTCCTCTTCGGTCTGTGTGACAAGGCTCTTGTTGGGAACGATAGTCAGAGTCCTGCCATATGGTTCCACCAATTGGCACAATGCCGCCGTGATTATGGTCTTGCCCGCACCGGTGGCTATCTCCTGTATGCTCTGTGGATGTTCTATGAACTTGTTGATTGTTTCCACTTGATAGTCTCGCAATTCGATTGGCTGTCCCGCCGCGGGATGATTTTCTGGCCATGTTATGTGTGATAGATAATTTTTGTCTACTTGCTTGAATTCAAAGTTGTGTTTCTCTCTTTTATCCTCAACGTCTATGTACACACCGCCTTCGTCCAGAATGGGTAGTATTTGGTCAACCAGGTTTAGGTATGTTGTGCCACCCAACCCAAAGAATGATACCTTGCCGTCCCACCTGCCTAACTTAACTGCTGGTAGATGCCTCGCATATGGTATCTCGTATTTGAATTTGTTTGATAATCTCTTGCGCCATTCGAGGCTTAGGTTCTCGAACTTCACGTTCACTTCATCTTTTATTACTAATTTACAACTGCTCATTCTAAAGTTTTACTATTATGTGATCATGCCAATCCCAACTACTCGGTTGGTGATCACTATAATACAACTTTTTTGGAAGATTTTCAAGCATTCTTTTCAGGTTGTCTGTGCCAGTGGCATAATAACCACCACCCAATGCTACCAATGACGCTTGTGGTTTGACCTTGCTCTTGATCATTGCCCTTGGTATTCTATTACGCACAAATATTATTTTGGTATTATCGTTTATCAATTTGAACTGTTTACTCATTTGGTGTAGTTCGTATAGGTTCTCAAAGAACTCTTGTGATTTTTGGTTGTCTAAAAGATAGGTCCTGTCACTGTTGAAACGGTCTAGGTCCTTCTTGTAGATAGGTTCTTTGACATCGAATCCCCAACTGCATTCATTCAATAGGTCAACACCATGTGCCTTAAACGCATTCATCCATTCCCAGAATTCCTTGACATCCTCTTCCATGTGTATGTCACCACTCACGGGCATGATCAACGGGAAACAGTCTAATTCAATAAGACCTTTTACCACTTCGTTCTTGCTGAATCCTTTGGAGTCTATCCATAACTTGTGATAATTGTTATGTGCTATCTTGTGACCTACCATGGTCTCCGTTGGCACATTGATCCCTTTGGTTGATATGTTGAAGTTCTTCAACGAATCAACTTGTGCCAGTGCTGTCTTGTTTCTAAGATTCGCGTTCCAATATTCCTGTAGTGACTCAGGAGCATTATCTAACACAACCTCACCGGCTATCAATCTTGCTGAAGGTTTACGATGTCCTATCACTTGTTTTTTTATTTCTTCGTAGTCATTCAGTAGGCTGTCGTCCGTGAACTTGAAATCATATCTCACAGCGATCAGTGTGAGATAGTAGGCAGTGACATCACTGTGTTGGAATGTCCATTTCTTTTTCTCACCGTCATACAAGGCATACATTCCTGGCAAGCCACGTTTGTCTTTCATGCAACGTATCAATTGTATCACTTTTTTGTGATACGGAAATCTCATCTCTATCCTGTCAATATTATCGTCGTCTGTGTACTTCTCAATGACCTTGTCAAAACTGATCACACGGAAGTCATCTTCATATTGTGGATTGTCTAGTAAATTCTTAATGTCCATACCGTATGCTTGGAATTTGGTCAGATATCTTTTGAGTATGACCAATGCTAGTCTGGCCTGTTTCTCTGTCCAGGCATATTGTGACTCTGCTAGAGATCTCACAGTTTCGTAGTCTTTGGGGTGTGGCTTGATTACGGCTGTATTTCCTATCATGCTAGGATTTGCCCAAAAATAATCATTATATGCTAGTATTTTGAGTGCTTCGTTAATAGTTTTTGGCAAATCTGTGTGCATTTTATCCATGATATTTTAGGTAATTATTAGTATATTATAGCATAATTGGTAATATAGTCAACCATGAAAAAGTACAAAAATAAAAGCGTTAATGTTAGAAAACAACTTAAAGTAAAGTTGGAAAATACTGCCATTAGGTATAAAAACAAAGTCGGTTTCAGACCCACGGAGCAACAAGCCTATCATTGGTTTGGTGTAATAAACAGAGGATTGTTTAATAGTAGATTACCAAGAGTTCCAATTCATATTAAAAAATTACACAAGGATTGGGGCAGATGCGTGGCCGACTGGGATAATAGAAAATGCAGAAAAGGTACTTTTGATCAAAGAATTATTCCTTACGATAAAACTGAAGTGTTTCATTACATTGAAATTCATTGCAAGTTTCCTACTTGGAAAGATTTTATTGAGACTCTTGCACACGAAATGGTACATCTTTATCAGATGTCTTGGCTGAAAGACCCTTATTCTAATCACAATGCAAATTTCTTTGCATGGAGAAGCAAATTTAAACTAGCAGGCCTAGGCCTAACTAGGTGTTAATTCCTTTTCAAATTCAGCGTAAGTTATAAGTCGACTGTTGCCTAAGTCCGTGCCTGTCTGTAGATGATTAAGGTATTCGGGTGGATTGTCATGAACTATTGTGTAGTTAACATAAGGTCTCATCTTCAGCATGTCTCTGAACTGTTTCAACCATCCTTCAAATATTTTGTCATCGTTACGTTCACCATAACAATCTGTTCCTTGATATATGTTGTTTAGTTCTCCTTTGCCGTACTCTCTGAAATCAAATCCTATCAGGTAGATGTTTTTGTGTCCATGTACGCCCGCAGTCCAGAAAGCGGCGTTGCCCGATATCCAGTGTGGGTTGTGTGGTATGAGATGTATCATGCCCTTGCTCTGTTTCCTGTTTACTTCCAGTGCTGGTCCGTAGTGTACGGTCTTCAAACCCACTTCGTCCTCCACCATCTGCATTGACATCTTTGTGTCCACAGAGAATATGAAGTCCGGCATGAAATCCCTATAAAGTGCATTGCACCCATAAGTCTGTCCAGTGGCCTTTAGTTTTGTAAGATCAAATTCCTTACGTGAAGGACCATTGCCTATAACATAAGCGTTGCCTCGAGGCACCGCTTTGACTTTGTCTTCATAAAATCGGATGTCTCGGAAACGTTTGCCTTGCTTGATTGTAGTATTCACGCATACGTCTTCGCCCTTGTATTTTTCCCATTGGATAGGTTCAATTCCTTTTTTGCCGATGTTTATAGTTTTCATATTTTTTTTTCAAACACCACGATCGTGCTATTTACATTTGTTTCCTTTCGATCTATTACACTATAATTTTCTGTACTAAAAAATTCAACAATATCGTTTATTGTTGGACCATTATAGTATTTCATTTTTTTTTTGGTAAAATTTCTATAGTCATCGGGTTCATTTTCCATTTTTATCGGATATGTATCATGATTTGGACTGCGAATATGTACGTGTTTGCAATTGACCTTTGATAATAAAGTTTTTATTTCTTGTGTCCAGTTGTCCATCAGCCAAATCACTCCGTGCAACAGTATGATGTCCGTGAATATACCATCTGGTAAATCATCTATAGAAGGGTAAAGTTTGGTATGAGGATTGATTTTTTTACAATCCGCACGATGTGTGAAACTGGGCTCCACCCCTATTTTTGTTTTGCAATTTAACTGTTTCTCTGCCTTAGCATTCAACAACCCTTTCCATATTCCTATGTCAACACATGTTTTCCCTTCAAATAGATTTTGATAATCTGCCCATGTTGATTGCCAATGGTGACTACAAAGTTCCCACATATACTTTAAATTATCTATTGATGTGATATCCGGTTTATGGTTCATCTTAGATATTTCTCCTCAAGTCTTGCTTTTATTCTAGCCCATGGCAGTCCCTTTTCGATCTCGTCCTCGAACCATTCCGTGTATGCCAGTTTGTTGGCCCAGGTCAGCCTGTTGGGCATGGCCGGTGTGTTGATGTCCATTAATTTGATGTTCCCGACATCGTGGCACAGGCTGGATTCTGATACGAACACAGGTATACCTTTTATCACTGCTTCCATAGCCGGGTTACTGGAATGATTGATCACAGCCCATGTTCTTTCCAGTGTGACTTTGAAATCTGTGTCATCATATGTCCTATAATCTCTCTTTGGTAATCTCACCTTGACATTCTTAAATTTGTCCTCATCAAATGTAATTACGTTTCTAGGATGAGGTCTCACTAGTATGGGCCTTGTGGTGTACTTGCGAATTTCTTTTATCTGTTGTTCAATCCATTGTGACATCTTTGGCAGTCCCTTCCACTGTTCTGATGCATCATGTTGTCCGCATATCACAATGAGGTCACCTGTGGGATTCCATGGTCTTAGTTCGTGCTTGAACAAAGGCCAACGTTTTTCGTCAAACTTTTCATTGGCAAAGTCGGCATCTCTGTTGATGCCATTTATTCCAATCTTGAAACTGAGATTCCTACGCAATCCGCCCACTTCTATCACTATGACTGGTTTTCCTTGTTTCCTGTATCGATCCCACACACTTTTATAACTTTGCATCCGGCCTCTCCACAGCACACTCCATATCACTGCCACGTCCGCGTTGGTTTCCCTGTTGACTATTACTTCGTCACCGGCCTTCTGTATTGACTCTATAAATTTTTTAAAGATCGTTTTGCTGTTCAGTGGACCGTGTTTGGGCCATGCTTCTATCTTCATATTGATGGTGGTACCTTTTTCCAATAGTCAACAGACATTATATCTGCTGGTGCGTTTGGGTTGGCACGTAGATCGTTCCTACCACTGGTTCCGTGTTTCTTACGCTTTCCCTTCATGTGGTCCATGTACAATCCAAGTTCACTGTTGACGAACACATGATGTCCTTTCACACCTATCCAGTATCCTATGTCGTTGACTGTGATGTTTTTTTCTTTCCTGTACTTCTTAGTGAGATGCCAGAACACGTAACTGTCATGCCATTCCAATAGATTGAACACTTCGTCGGTCACGTACAGTTGTTCCCATTCATCTACAAAATTTAGTATCTCAGGATGTTTCATGTTGTATCCAACGAATCCACATTCAGGATATTTTCCACCGTCGTTCAATTTTGGATTCTCTCTGCCTAGGTATGTTACCATGGTGTCTGTGGGCAATAATTTTTTAAAAAAATCTAAAGGTACAGGCCTAAATGTGAATGTGTCTGCATCTATCCACACCACGTAATCATAATCTTTTGAATTACGCACGCCATTCACAACACAGAACACTTTGTTTGAAAATCTCACAGCGGCCCACAGATAAGAGCCTTTGTTCTTGTCCATGCCTCCTTTGGTTTGTAGTTCGGCAGGGCGTCTCACACCGCCTTCGATTTCTTGTAATTCTCCGTTTGCCACGGGATCATCTTTGTGTTTATTTTTGAATTTGAACAGTTCCGGTTCTGCACTGTTTAGATCGATCCATGTTATTCTTTCATGATCACAATGGGGTTTAGGTTCCTCAGCATACACAACTATGTCAACTTCTTTTGGAAATTGTTCAGCCATTGACTCTATTCCTTTCTTGGCATATGATTCCCATGTTCCGGGTTTGTACGATGTGATGACTTTTATTTTCATAATATTGATATTTAATCTACCTAGTCATGCTGTATTTTTTAATCCAGTCACTGACCATCCACGCTGGGATCAATGCCTTTCCGGCCTTTTGACTGGCCTTTACCACATCCAGTTTAGAGTTTTCACCTGTCCTGCCTTTGTAGAAATTATTTAATTTGGCACTAGCACTAGTGGAAAGCCAGTGTCCAACAGGAACAGTCCATCCGGTTTTCATTTTGTTAATAATCTCGTTTGGTAACTTACCTAGATACGCTTTCTTAATAAAAGACTTTGTATCACTTTTATCAGGACCTAGTTTAAGATCAGTGTGCATACTCATACAATATTGCATGAACATTTTAGTGGCTAACGGAAAACGTCCTTCCATGCTGTATGCCATCCCGTACTTGTCATTTCTGCTGAACATCTCTTCCGGGACTTGTGCAACACAATCTAACGCCATGTATGATCCAATCGGGTCTTCACTATTCCATAATTCTCCTGAATAGCACTTCCGGAATTCGTCTATCAGTTTTTCGTCACTTACGGGATTCTCAGTTAACTGCAACGGACGTTTGATTCTTTTTAACCAGAGCATTAATACATCATCCCAACTTTCTATTTTTTGTTTTCCTATTTGTTTTTCTAGCCAAGGTTGATTTTTCATTTTCCAATATTTTGGATATCCTGCAAGTATCTCGTCTCCCATGTCACCTGCCATTGTAACAATAACTTCATTATCTGATAAAAATTTGTTTGTCGCACAGTACATTGACATACTGGGATTGTATACAGGTTGCTCCATATAGTATATGCTGTCGTCCCAATTATCTATAAACGTCTCGGGTGTTATAACAACTTCCTTGTGATTGAAATTATTCTGTTGTGCAAGTATGCTGGCACAATTAGCATCACTGTTATAGTCTTCGTCTGCTTGTACATTGGGCTCCATCCTGTTTGTGAATGTATTAGCCTCGCCTTTTAATTGTTTGAGCTCATATGCTACTATACTAGAATCCAGACCGCCGCTCAAAAATACACCAATCTTTCTCCTACCAATAGAACACATTTCTACTGTCTTTTTGACTTTTTTTCTGAATTCTTCCTCATTGAATTTTTTGTTACTCGTGGGTCTAATGTGGACTCTGTGTGTTTGTATAATTTTTTTAGAGGCTATGTCATACACTATTGTTTCGCCCGCTAGTAATTTTTTAATTCCTGTAAAGAAAGTATTACGTAAAGCATTGATCCCAGTTCTTGCCATAAAACTGACAGCAAGATTATCTATTTTTCTGCTATTAGGAACTTTGTCTAGCATTCCTTTTATTTCAGAGCCAAATACTAGTCCCTCGCTGATTTCTGCATAGTACACAGGTTTGACTCCTGCATGATCTCTGCTCAGTGTTATTCTATCTTTGTCAACTTCATAGTAAGCAAAGCCATGCATAGAATCTATTTCGTCAATAAACGATAATCCAAATTTATCTAGTCCCCAAGCAAGTAGTTCGGTGTCGCAACCTGTGGTGTCCGTGAACTCTTTATATTTTTCTTTGAGTTCATAATAATTGAATATCTCGCCATTGTATACCAGATAGTTGTACTTTGGTGTCCTCCATGGCTGTTGTGATTTTCCTGGCTCGGCCATTATACTTAGGAGATTGTGACCCAACGTCACTGCGTTGCCTGATTTCTTGTTTACGATTTCAATTTTTTGCCCACCGTCTGGACCTCTGTGTTTACAGAGATGCATGTAATCATTAATAAATTTTTGATCACTTGCAGTTATGCCGTATATGCCACACATTATAATCCTAACTTCTCTTTGAATCTTTTGAACACTGTGCCATCCCTTATTTCTTTTTCCGTCCATTGCTTGTACCCAATGTCATGCACCCATTGGTCTCTTTCGGGATACTCAGGAGTCTCTATGTTATTAAGATCCTTGTTTGCAACGTCCCAACAAATTGCCAAATCAGATGTGACGAATGTTGGTATTCCTCTCACACAACTGTCAATGCTGGCAGTACTATTGTGCGTCACGACTGCATGACAATTTGCGATTGCTTCCTGGAAATTGAATCTGTAATATTTTTTCTCGTCACCGCTGAAGAATTTTTGTCCTATTATAACTTTGCATTCTTCGGGAAATTCTTTGATACGTTCTTCTATGTGTGCCATGTGATTAGGGTGTGGGCGTATCAAAAACGGTCTATCTGTTGCGGGTCTAATCTTTTCATACACACTGTGGAACCACTCAACAGGATCTAAATTGTTCATACTCCAGTTGTCTTTTGGTTGCAACACAAACAATATTGGGTCTTCCTGATTTGACTTCCTCCATGGTTCGTATTTTATATCCCATAAGTTCTTCATCATCTCCCATCTATCAGGTGGTGAGTTGTCACTTAGGAAGTTGCCGTTGTTCATTGGCGAATACAAACTCACACGCCAGTGATGTTTAGGATGTGTTATTGTATTTCCAAAACTTGAAAGTATTCCACCGTCAAATGTGATAATATGAATGCCTTTTTTCTTGGCACGCTCTACAAGGTCTCTTCTACGACCTTTTGTGTGGTGCATCTGATTTGATCCACCGTACCCAAACATACAACCTATTTTTGCTGTTGGCTCCATTTCGTTGTCCGTCCACTCTCCTGTCTTGTGTTCGTTTACCATTATAGGATTATCACCACATGCCCTTATTCCTTCGGCCATGTGTTGCAGTAGTTCATAACTCGCACCACGTCTACGGTCTTTTACTGTTCTTCTGAATATCTCAACGTCCATCTAGTATACTTAATGCCCAACCGTTACGAAACTCTTCCTGAGTGAACTGACCATAAGCGAGGCTGTAGAACACAGGCTCTCTGTCAGCATAAATTGGAGTTTCTATTTTACTGAAATCTGATTCACATATCTGCCCGCACGGGTTTTCAAAATTGCTGAAGCAAGGCACACCGTTGTGCAGTGCTTTTATTGTTATCGAACTGTTGAAAGTAACCACAGCGTGTACCTGATCCCATTCAAAAGGTTTCTCGGGTTGTTTGTTTTCACTAGGTCCCGGCAACATCCTTCCTTGCTCGTCTAGATAACTTTTTGGATTGTAAGGTTTCTCTCTTACTATAATTTCTCTGTCTGTGTTTGCTTTCAGTGTTGCCATGGTTTGCTCTAACCAGTTTGGAGCATTGAAGTGTAACGCCATGCTATGACTTGGCGGCACAACTAAAACATATTTTCCGTTTTTGTGGTAAGGATGTATAGGATCACCTTTGTAATATTTCTTGTATCGATCATCGGGTCTTGTCTCGTGTGATGTCTTTACGTGTTCGTTTTTCACACATCTCATCCAATATGGTGTCCCCCTGCTCTCGCCCCAGTAAGGTCTATCTATGTAGTAGAAATCTTTTTTGTTTTCTTTGGCCCAGTTGTACACAATGTTTGTGCCTCTGAGAACTCCCATGAAGGCGACTTTTGTACAGTCAGTGTTCATTGCGTCTTGGTAATTGACAATTTTGCCTGATACGCCTCTTGCTATTGATTCAATGTATTTTTCGGTGTTGGCTCTTTCTGTTCGTACACAATAAAACATAATCGTAAATAGTTATCGATGAGAAACTTGGTTATTCAATATTATATAGACATACAAAAATATTCGCAACCTGAGTTTAACAATCTCAAACCCAGTCCCATGGAGGAGTACAGCAGGCACAGTTTCAAACTGTACTGCGAAAAATTTAATTTGGATTACCTCAGGATCACCGAACCAAAGTTAGGGTTCAAACATCCTACTTGGGAGAGATTTGACCTGTGGACGGATAGGAGTTGGTGGGATGACTATGATCAGATCATGTACGTTGACAGCGATGTCATAGCATTACCACACGCACCAAATATATTTGAGAAGTATCCTGATGAGGACAACAAATTAAAGACAGCATATTATCCAAAGTTTAGGAACGCAGGACCAGAAGGGGCCAAGCACAACCAACGTGTAAATCCTTTGGCTGACAACTACACAGGCGAACAGATAGCAAAAAGGTTTGTACAGCCTGGCGTGATGATATTGAACAAGGTCAATACTGAATTTATGTTGCCTTGGGTAGAGAAGTATAAAGACATCAAAGATGATAGGATCGATGATGGTATGTTCCTAAATTCCTGTATAGTCGACAGCGATGTGCCACTCTTAGACATGGATAAAAAATTCAATCACAAAAACAATGGTGAACGTTATGACTACGACAACGTGTACTTCCTACATTGTGCAGGCGGAAAGAAACACAAAAGGCAAGTAAAGATTTGGGGCAAGTTGAAAAAAATGTATCCCGAAGTCAAACCTGACCTGTCAGGACTAATCGAGTAACTCGATAAGTTTTGGCACATCTATTTTTAGATCTACCATATCTTTTGATTTTTTATTTTTTGGTTTTGGTCCTTTGAGTGGAACTGTATCACATAGTAATACTGTGTGCTTCAATCCCAAGTGCTTTGATAATACCGGATAAACTTTCTTGCCGAAAAAGGCTTCGTGTGTCAGTTCATAGATCTTTGTGCCCTCTTCACACCATAGTACATTTGTAAGTCCAGCACCGTGTGGTGATACTATGTGTGTGGCTTCGGCAAAAGTTTGTACCTGTTCTTTTATTGACATGGTATCTAGGTCCACAGTTTCCCAACCTTTGAGTGCCATCAGCATTTGTTCCTTGTTTTGAATGTTCCTGTTCTGTGCGTTTTCCCTTGTGACTACTATTTTCCTGTGTGCTTTAGTACCCTTGTCTTTGACAAGATTTCCAAGATGCCTTATCCATGGGGGCATGTGAGGAGTTAATATACCGTCTTTATGATTGCTAAGTGAGGGTACGATCAAGTGGCTGAACCTCCAAGTTTCGTCTTTTGGCATCACAACATAATTCAAGTCAGGAAAAAATTCCTTACATACCTTCTCAAAATATTTGCTTGGGTTTGATAAAACAAAAACATATTTCTCAAAATTTGTGCTCCAACGTTTTTCGATCAGTCTAAACTTTGACACGATATCTATCCAGATGT